TCCATCTCCATAATCTCAGCTTTAGTGAGGTTAAAGTAGAAATCCTCTTTTCTCTTTTCGCCGTTGTAATCTGTGTACTCAATAGTCTTCTTTAACATTCTTCCGTCTCCTTTCAATTAAAAAAAAAGGGCGCATTAGGCGCCCATCATTATGCGAGAATATCGTGGATCTGTTTAGGCGTAAGCAGCGTAGGGGCGATGTCTTCCTTAGCTGCCTGACCATCGGATGCCTCCTGAGCGTCCTGTCCAAACAGTCTTGCTTTAAGTGTATCATACTTAGCTTTTGCTGCCTGCTCTGTGAAATCGGCACTGTTAACAGTAATTACTGAAGTCTTCTTCAGCTGATTTCCGCCTGCGTCAGTGATATCGACTTCAACTGGAACTGTTGAGAACTCCCATGAGAAAGTGATCGCTTCTGGGGAGTCATTGATTGTAGCATAAGCTCTTTCTGACGGTGAAGCAGTTGCGCCGTAAACAACGTGGATCTTCTCACCATAGTCATTACCGACTGAGTCGTTACCGACAGTCGTGATGTAAGCCAGACCGAAAGTCTTTCTTCCCTGCTGGCCAATAACCATGCCATTAATCTTTGCTGATCCGTCGCATTCCATCCACTCATCAGGATAAGTGTATGCTTCGATAGTTCCGCCAAATTCCTCAGCAGATCTAAGTGACAGGTATTTATTGTCATCAGCATAGAGGGCTGTTTCCTCTGCTCCTGAAGGAGACTCTGTGACAGCTGTAATACCATTCCAGGCAACACCTTCGCCATATGAAGAACCGCTCATAACATAAAGTGCACAGTTCTTCACACCAGTTTCGTAAAGACGTTCGCCATTAGCATCCCATACTAATTTTGCCATTTTGTCATTTCTCCTTTAATCATAGTAAACGTTCAAAACGTTATGATACAAGTTATCGCTTGTATAGTCCCTCACACGTCGGGTGAGAGGCCAAGTTAATATTTCTTCTGCAACTGGACTATCCGGCTTTTTGGAAATAACGATAACGTTATAAGCATGTTTATTCAGATACTTACTATCATTAGCGAATACATGATCGGTTTCGCCTCTCGAATAAACAATAGCCGGATAGCTCATCTTTACTGTCTCTGGAGGGTTGTAATAAACGTTACGACTGCCCAGAGCAGCCTCGAGTTTAGCCTGAAGCTCAATTCTCCGGTCCATTATAAACACCTCCAACGGACAGTATTAATCTCGGGAACCTAACTTCCACGTTAGTTACCTTCCATTTGGTCCCGTTGATCTCGGCGTAAACAATGTTGGAGCAACTGTTAAGGGCTTCAGGATCGGCAACGATGCTAACCATGTTTGACAGATTAATATCGTCATTAGTGCCTGTTCCATTCTGACGTTTACGGTAATCAGCGGTTATATCACCATAGTATCTACGAGTGACAACGTCGTCGTACCATACGCCAGGATTATCCGGGTCCTCTACAGTGTGAGTGAACCCTATTGCTCCATAAAATTTAGCCATGTTTTACTCCTAATTTTAAATTACGCAGAGTGCTCCTTTGAGTATACTTTTGTGGCTGTGGTGCCAACAAGATAAGTGAGAGATACGGATCCATCTTCTTCCATAGCGGCAGAAACAGGAGTATACTCAACGTCGTTAACATCGATCACGCAGCCCTTGTGGAATGCGTCTGCCAGTTCTTCAGCTGAAAGAGCTGAAGCTTCAGCAACTGTAAGAATTGTAACTGCGACATACTTGTCTTTTGCGTCCTGATAGATTTTAGCCATTATTACTCTCCCTCCTTAATAACGATTGCTGAGAACGGCTTAGTCAGACAACCTGAACATCTAGTCTCGATCAGGTACTTCTGCTGGTTGTAGTCGATATCGAAGTCATCGAACATGCTTACTGCTCCGCCCTTGTCAGCACCAACGTTGTAGTCATTCAGGTCAAGCATTACAGCGTATACGCCATCTGGAACGATTGAGTCAGGAACCTTGACGATTCTGTTTACAGCGCAAGCCAGTGCAACCTCGTTCAGATCCTTATACATTCTGTGCTTGTCAGCATCTTTGATCAGGAGCAGGTCAGTTACTCTTGAGTTGCCGATGAACATAGTGATGTTTCCGGAACCCTCGTAGTTGTTCTGAGACTTAACGCAAGCATCGATAAATGCTTCTGGATCAAAGTCGCCTGTAAGAGTAGTATCCATCTTATACAGAGCTTCCTCTTTAACAACCGGAATGATGTTTGTTTCGGAGATCTTATCTTCTGACAGAGTGGATCTTCCATCGCCGAAGATGAATGCTCTAGCCAGTTCCTCGTCCAGCATCATTCTCATTTCGCCCTTCAGCCATGAAACTACATCGAAGTCTGTGATGTCGATGATGTCATCTCTGTCGAGCTTCTGCTTCTTATAAATAGTAGTAGGGTTGATGCTTCTCTTGAGCAGACCGAATACTTCTTCCTTCTTCAGCTTACCCTTCTTAGCGTAACCCTTAGCTCTAGCGTCGTCTTCTCTCAGATCAGCGAACATCATCTTGATTCTGCTGAACGGTGAGTGGTGAACTCCGCTCATTACAACGTTTACCCAGTCATCAGGCTTTCTCTTGATGAATTCAGGCGGAGTATTGAGCATTCTGTCTTCTGGGAACAGCCACTCGATGTTGTCGATTCCGTATTCTGCCTTATGAGCCAGGAAACTCTCCTTCAGGCTTCCGTACTTCTTGCCGTCGTCGATGATTGACTTGATCTCAGCGTGAGAGAGTGTATCTTCAGGAGCTGTGCCCTGGTCAAATACATTGTGTTTCATAAAATCAGTACCCTCCATGTCGTCGTGTTCAACTTCTTCCTTCTCAGTTGAACCACCTTTTCCTTCGGCCTCTTCTACGGCCTTTCCAACAACGTAATAAACAGCTTCTTTCTGTTCATCAGTCAGTGTGTCGAGAACGTCAGCTACAGTCTTGCCTTCGCCCTCTTTAGTTTCAGTAGTCTTCTTTGCGTCGTCAGCCACTTTCTTAGGTTCCTCCTTTTCTTCTTTTTTTTCCTCAGGTTTCTCTTCCTTTTTATCGTCTTCTTTCTCTTTCTTATCTGCATGCATCAGCTCAAGAGGCTGGTCCATGTAGATGAAAGCTTCAGTGACATCGGAATCGTCACCATGCTCAAGAAATGGGAAATCTATAAATGCTCCAGGGTTTGCTCCTGCAAGAACAAGGCTAACTTCTCTAATAGCTCCATGAAGAACGTCGCCACCAGTCTCCTTAAGCTGGTTAGCGTAGATAGAAAGTGATCTGATGTCTCCATTACGGACAGAATCTTTCGCCATCCTGCCTTTAGGACTATCGTTGAATTTACCCCAGCAGTAAACGCCATCTTCTCTGTTCTCAAGAAGGGCGTGGCCGAGTACATTCTCTACATCATTGTGCATATGCTGCCAAACGAGAGGTACTGTCTGACCATCGTTATCGGCAAATGCATTCTTTCTAATAGTTCTTCCGTCAGAGCATTTCAAATCGTTTTTGGTAGCATAGCCACCAAAATCAAAACCGCTCTTCATTTTGAAATTGTTCCTTTCTTTACTCATTGAACCAATCGTCGATGTTTACACCGGAATTCTTTTCCTCTGGTGCCGGTAATGCTTCCTGCGGCTCATCCTCAGCAGGCATGTTACTGTTACGCAGCTCATCTGCCTTAGGATCATCAGAAGGAATAAGCCCAACAACCTGACGGAATTCGTTAGCCGTCATGATCTCGTTCCTTGTAAACTTATCCGCGATCTCAGCAACCGACTCAACCGGCGTAAGCTTGAACGGATCTCTAAAGAATGCGATCGACTGGCCCTGAGTTCTTCCGGTCTGCGTAAGGAATTTCCTCTTCATCTCATCGGCTATAGCCGAGATGATCGGTTCAATAGTTCTGTTATGGTAATTGAGCATTGTCTGAGCGTCGGCAGTTCCTTTGAAAATCTCCTCTGTCATTCCTAACTGGCCATATAGCATACTCGTTAAGTATTCGATTTGATTTAGCAATTTGTTTTCTACCGCACGGTTCAGCTGAGTAACTCGCTCAGTTCCATCAGTGTATGCAATACCATACTTGGATTCTGAGAGCTGCATCTCAATGTCTTTACGACGCCTCTCTGCTTGATCCCTTCTGGTTTGCGACTTAATAACATAAGGAAGCTGAATAATAAGATCCAACTTCCCGGACCCGCTTTGATCATCGATGTAGTCAAGCAGGTTTAACTTTCTTATTAGACGCTGTAATGTAGAGTTTGGCTCATTCATAACAGCGTATAATGGATTCTCTATAATAGCAGTAGACTTCTTAGGCACGATTATCTCTTCACGTTTACCGGTTCGCTCGTTATAGACTTCTACCTTCACATCAGATGGATACCATTGTTTGATCTTACCGGTACGCATTGAGATGATGTCGTACCCGCCACTGATTTTAGGCGAAATTGTTGTGTCTATAGGAACTACTGCCACGCACCCCTCATCCAGAAGAGACATGACAACATCCTGTATAAAAGCTCTCCCGGTCTGATCGAGATTAGCTTCGAGAGTGAGAGCGGAGTTAAGATTTGAGTCCATTATCTCTTTTAATCTCTCATTCTCATCCAATCTTACATGTTTAATGTTGATTGCCGCGACGTCTATTGCGATTCGGTTATAAACGGAAGTGACTATCGATCGTTCATTACCGCCTGTGAAACGCATCCTGTCTGGCCTATAAGAGGTTCCGCCACCATAATCCCAAGTGATGGGCTGGTTTGCAACAAAGGCGTTCCAGGCATGTTTCAACCTATCGCCAAAATTGGGCATGTAAAAACCTCCTTAAAAATAATACCAATGAGTAAGCTTCCAAACTGCTAACGCCGTCATACCAGCATACTTTCCAACGGTAATGACCTTTCCGAGACTATCAACGGCACTGCTTACCCTCTGGCGCCCGACGGACGTTGTAGGCTCAGCGGCATACTTCATATACTCCTGTTCAAGCTTGAGTCGTTTTATTCTCTCGTCAAGTTGTTTATTATCCATCATAGACATCTGCCGTCTAATCTTTTTAGTATTTGGAATTTTAGGTTTCCCTAATAAACTACTCAATTCGTCAGCGGCCTTACGAGCGTTGTCTCCGGACGATTCCAAGGTTTTATTGATCGTATCGTATTTCCCGGAAATAGCGTCCTTCGCCTCTTTTTTAGGCTTCTTTACCTTTTTATCCTTTGCCTCTTTCGAAGACACTTTATTGTCTTTAGGAGTTTTTGAAGACTCTTTTGGATCCTTCTTTGAATTATTACCGTCTTTTTTACTACGGCTGTCGTTAGACTTTCTGCTATTTCCGCTCTTCGTGTCAGTATCGTCGACAACGTGCCACTCAGCATCAACATAATCGTCTTTAGATCTAGTAGCTCGCCAAGACGGTCCATCGCCATTACCACCTCTTCTCACAGACGTCGAAGGATAAGTAGGTCCTGGCAACGCGTTACTGCCGTAAGTTGGACCGCCCAACGAAGGCGCAAATCTGCCGGTTTTAGGATCGTGGTTCTTATTAAAATGTATCAAGTATAATTCACTCATTCACGATCCTCCTTAACCATTATTCGCCATTCATGCTCTTTGATCATCTCTTTAAAAGAATCTGCAACCGCCCCAGTCGGAGGGTCAAACGCCATTCTGACTTTCAGATATATGTATGTCTTTACAAGATCTAAATCGGTTCCATCGCCTATCAAATCCGACCATGTAGCCGAATCATCCGAAATGTAAAAACCTTCCGCTGACTCTAAACCGATTTGCGACAAAACATTTATTGCCGAATTAATATGCATTATTATGTCGGCGTCAAACTGCGTATAAGAATCCATTATTCCAAGTAGCTTCTTTATAGATGTAAGAATACTATCCATTCTTTTACTCCTTAAAAGAAGTAAAGAGGGCAGATAGACTCCACCCTCTTAAACTTTAACTATTAGATTCTATTTAACTATAACTTATTTAAACCTGGCCAGGGTTTTAACTATTTATAAAGCAACTGTCTAAAAGACTGTGCCATAACACTTAACTGGTTAAACTGATCCTGAGTCATCTGTCCATTATTCAAACGCCTCCTTGTTAAGCTTATAAGCAACATAAGCATCCATCATAGCAGCGACATTATCTATCTTCTGCTCACGACGTTTCTTCAACAGCTTCCTATTACCATTGGTGTCTTCGAGGGTTATACAGTTACCCATCGTAAATGACATCAATTCCTCGTCGAACAGCAACAATCTATCTGTCGCCATCTTCTTTAATTCGCCCAAAGGAACTGATTCTGTTTTAACACCCTGTCGAACCTTCTCTATTCCAAACGGACCATTCTCAGCAGCCCATCTCTCGACAAAAGCCTGAGCATTGTAAGGGTCGTACCCGAAGCATCTGACATCATACTCACAATCCGTTATGTGTTTATCCAGATCTTCGTAAACTTCGGTCATGTCTAATACAGTCCCCTCCAGGACCATCAGACTACCCTCTTCAATAAACTCGTTATACTTATGTCTCATCGCTACAGGCAACTGCACAAGGGTCTTTGACGAAATATAACTTCTCGTCTTGACCCCAAATGTGCTGTCACCGAGTGGGAACAAGAAAGTAAAAGCGCAGAAGTCGTCTCCCTGAGACAAGTCTGCGCCCAATGCACAAGGCATAGACCAGAAACTTCTTTTTCGCTTCTGGGGCAGCGTTTCCTCGTAAGTAAAGAAGTATGTGTATCCCTCCATAGGGATCCCAAACCTCTTTGCCAAAATATCATTACGAGTAGCTGGAGCATTCTCAGCTCTCTCTACATCCAATTGGTAAGTCTCATATGAAACCGTCTTACCAAGATTTGGATTTGCTTTTATCCATGTTTCTGGATGAGCAACTTCACTTACATCATCCAATCTGTAATACCAAATAGAAGTATGCGGGGCGTTATACTTGCCTTTTAAAATATCCATCAATTCCATCTTGATGGTATCTCCGCTTCCGTTACGAACCGTACCCTCTGATGACACCGCAACGATTACATAGTCTTTATTTTTAGACGCGCCTTGCTCTATAGCACCAATAGGGTCTTCACGAATATCGCCAGACAACCATTCATCCACTGTAGCGACCTTACACCTCAAGCCCTGAAGCTTGTCAATTGTCATAGGTCGGATCTCGATCTTAGAACCGGTCAAGAAGTTGACTATACCCTCTTTTGTTGAGGCCAGCTTCTGCCTATTGGCCCTTGATCCTGTGGTGTTCTGCAACGAACCTTCTGTTAAGAACTTGAACAAAGGTCCTCTTGCTCTGGTTATGGAAGTCCTAATAGGAGACATGACTTCATCAGCCTGTCTCATTGTAGGAGCTGTGGTTATCTGGTCTGTTGTAGACGTGTCTATGTTCAGAAAGTAATTCTGTATACAAGATAGGTACATAGATTTGGCAGCACCTCTTGCAACTATGAGGTACTGCTTGTTGATTAGCCTCTGCTTGATGCGTTTTGTGACGTAACGTCCTCCGTGTCCATCAGGGTTTGGCTCGTAAACACTTCTTTCTACAAAGTAAAACCACGCAAGCAACTGTTCTGCCCAAAGCTTGAACGAATCCAGCAGGTTCAAATCCGAACCATCTGTCAATGTCAATTCGTTTTCGCAAAAGGCAATGAAACCGTCTATTGCGTGGTCGTCATAATAAACTCCAGGATTTCGGATCAGATCATCGATCCTATTCATCTCCATGGAGATGTACTGGTTTACAACGATGTCGCCTCGAAGCACGGCATCGCGGAATTTTCCATAGTAAATCGGAGTTGCCGTGTTTGAAAGTGACATTATCTCACCTCACCATAACTTAGTATCTCCTGGTTTTCTTTCTGTTGGTTCTGATGGCGTCAATAAAGACGCATCTCCATAATGTATTGCGTTGTGAGTATCATGGCTCACGCAAATCACATTATTTGGGTCCAACAATGAATCGGCTCCTTCTGAAATATCAGCTATACTTATAGGGTTTATGTGGTGAATGATTATTCTACCGCCAATCTTTCGATCTTTAATTCCAAGGTCACAGCCTTCGTCTCGAACTATTATCTTCTTGCGAAATTGCTGCCATTCTCTTGACTTGTAGAATCCCTGATTTAAATATCGATCGAATCCGAACGTCTCGTCGCCTATTATTGCGCCTTGCTTAAGGTATTCGAAGCGCTCTTCGAAAGAATCTAGGCGACTTAGTTCTTTGTACGATAAATATGACTTACTCATCGCCGAACGCCCCGCTATAAGTACGCATAGCTTCTAGTGCCTGAGAATATAACTCTTCATTGTGCTTGGATCTATCGTAGTCTTCCTTCTTTGCGGCAAGGACCTCGTTCTCGCGCCTAAGTTTCTCGAGTTCCTCTCTACCACGAACTGATCCGAGCTTTAAAAAATGCGTAGTCTCTTGTGAAGTGGCTGTTCCATCCAACAGTCGCTGCTCAACAAGGTTGTACGCAAGGTTTATGAGCTGTTCTTCTCGGCCTTCAGGAGTGAGTGCTGGACGTGTCTTCTTAGGTTTAGAAGTTTTAGTAGGTTCTTTGCGTCTTCCCACAGACTCCCATCTCCTTTCCAAATATAATCCAATAGTTTTAGGTAACTTTGTCAAGGGTATTGAGCAGCTTTAAAGTTGTTTCCACACCATCGAAAGGAGCCAAAAACAGGTCAAACAAATATCACTGGCAGAACACCCCTGAAAAAGTTACCTAAAAATATCCCCCGGAGAATTTTTAAAGACCGGC